CGTTAATATCCGATAATATCCCCCATGCTTCTTCGTCAGTATTTTCTTCGGGAGTGAAAGAATAAGACTCATCAAAAACCTCTTGTTCCAAAACAAATATACTCCAATACAGCGCGGATACACAGTCATCGGCAATGTTCACGCCACCGTATTTATCGTGACCCAAATCCTGAAAATCAGCCAATTGTTCGATAGTTCTAGGATCATATAACTCCACATTTTTATCTTCAATCAACTTCTTCATTAAGAGAACAGCAAGATTTTTGGTTTTATTTGTTGCTCTTATACCCAAATCCCGCTCTTTACTACCAGTATTTATCAAATTGCTATTCTCATATTCCCACCACAATCTATTAACGACCGGCGAACCCTCACCATTATTTTCAACCATCATATATGCATTGTTATAATAATATGACATCTTGTTAACAACTGACGAAAAAGTATATACATCTGTATAATTATCTTCCCATACAGCGACCTGTTGCATTCGAACGGGTGAAATACCATGAACCCTCATTACTTGTATAACGGAAAAGTTTTCACCGGTACCTTTAGCGGTATCAACACCCAAAACATAAGTCGCACCATCAACAGGTTTTTCCCATATTCTCATCTTTCCTTTTTGATCTAACCACTCAGGGTCAACTCTTCGTTTAAATAAATATTCGAGAGTCTCAGAATCAATAACCGTTGCACTAGAACCAATGAATTCACAACCAAATTCTTGATTAAATTTGATTTTACCAAGGTTCTGTATTTGAGCCTTAGCCCACTCTTCGTCACGACCCGGAACAACTCTATAATTATAACGAGCATGTTTAAATGTGTTTCTACCTTCTTCTGCATTGGTATAAATCTCATGAAACTTATTGTACATACCATTAGGGGTTGATATAATGATAATCTTGGAGTTCTGTGACGCTGAAACTGTTGGATAGTTTGATGCCCAGAACTCATCTGCTTTCCATGATGGCTCAACGAATGCAAACTCGTCACATATCAACATACCCATAGGCTCACCACGAAACGAATCTTTTGATGTAGCGGCTGTATATAATTTCGTATGGTTGTCAAATTCAACGGTAGTTTGCGCCCATCCCGGTACCCCCGGTTTTAACCAAGAAGGTAAAAGTTCATACATATATTTCAGGCGAGATAAGAAATTCTTAGCTGCCTCTGCTTTGTTAGAAACAACACCAATATTCTTGTGACTGTTAAAACAAGCAAACCATAATGCATATGCTGCAACAATGGTTGATTTACCAGACTGTCGTGAAAGGAGACATATGTTGAATCTATTCTCTACAAATTGATTAATTAAATCTATTTGATAGGGATATGGATTGAAAATTATAACCCCACTGTCTTGCGAAACAATTTTAATATAATTGCTGATAAAATATAGAGGGTCATTTTTACATTTATTCAACTCTCTTATCTGATCATGTGTATATTCCCATTCAAGATTGGGGGCTTTTACATATGAATCGTACTTTACATTACCACCGATAATACACCTCCCACTGATTGGTGTTATAATTCATCAGTCAGTTTTTCTGTGATTCAGAAAAACTGACTGTACTGTACGGTATACCAAACAGCTTGTTATTACAGAATCTACATTCCACTCTCTCTCACTAGGTCAGCAATTGGTCCTCTTGATTTATTTCCAGCCAAAACAACATGACCATAGTTATCTTGACCTTTAAATAATCTAACCATCCAATTTAATCCATTATTATCTTGGTTCAAATGAATATTATCTATCTGCCTAACATCGCCTGTGCATATAACCTTTACTTTTTCCCCCATACGGCTCAAAACAGTCCTTAATTCATCTCTAGATAAATTTTGAACCTCATCTATCAATACAATAGCATCATCTATATTCATCCCTCTCAAGAAGTTTATTGGCAACATTTCGATCTTACGTCTGTTCAATTCCAGCTTCATTGATTGAGGATCTTCCCATGCAGAATTACAAATTCTCAGGTCATGAAGCTTTTCCATAAGATCCTGAATTGGTCTAAAATACGGATACATTTTGTCATTCATATCACCGGGCAAAAATCCTAATTCATTGCCAATTTCTATATTAGCCTTAAAAACGAAAATCTTTTTGAATTTCTTTTTTTCGAACACTTGGTCAAACATAGCAGTTAATGCCAAAAAGGTTTTTCCAAATCCAGCATCTGACTGAATGGTGACCAAATCAATATCGTCATTCAATATTAAATCCATAGCCGCTTTCTGGTATTGATTTCTCGGGGAAACTTTCCAAACCTCACGATCCTCGACTAACCTTTCCTCTCCATATCTATTATTGAAGAATAATTTACCATCCTTCCAATAAAAACAATTTTTTTCTATCATTTCACCATTTTCAACATTAACAAATCCTGTATATCTTTGGGACTCAGATTGAAATGGATTGCTATCTCTAAATTCCTCTGACATTATTCCTTGTTTTTGAGCCTTAAACCTTAACAGGTTATCGTTTGTAACAAATATCGCATCAGGAATTTTGTCTAAATTTGATAGTATTTCTTTTATAATAAAGTTATCAGGGGATTCATGTTTAATCCCATTTGATATAACTGTTATATAATCAGCATTATCTCTGAGGACATTTACTGCTCTTGTAACTTGGTGTCTCTTTCTTTTATTTCCTTTTAATTTATCTAACTCTTCTATTACAGTATAAGGAATAAATATGTTATTATCTTCACCGTTCCTTAAAATTTCAATGCACTTCTCATTCTCCAGCAAAACATTTGTATCTATAACATAATTTTTTTTGATCACGGTATCTCCTTTATCAAATATTATTTAAAAATGGTCTTTACTCGGTTAATCAGGCTTTTAATATAAATCCCATGATTTTATTATTTTGATACCATTGTATATACATATTTTTCGGTTAATAGTTTATACATAAAGAAATTCTCCTATCACTCTTGATCTGAATTTGATTTATCTGTTGAAGTTATTTCTACCTCAGTATCCTCCTTTTCGATCATTCTTAATAATTCTTCTCTATTCATAACAACCAATGTACCATTACTTTTTTTATTTTTTTCTTTATTATAGCTATCAAGCTTACCTTGAGCTATAGCTTGTTTTACAAGGAGTTCTTGCTCTTTAACCTCCACCATTTTCATATTATATTGGTGTTTTTGTGTGCCAAAAGTACTATTTTGTAAAGAGGTTGATGCTGATGTGATTGCATTTATAAGCTGAGAACACACCTCAAATAATCTTGCATTTGTTTCTCCGCCATTTATTATTGAGTTTTGTGCTACATCCAATAAAGAATTAGCTCTTTCAATGTTAGATATCAATATACTATCCGCATCGGGTTCGTTACTGACAGTCATTAACTGTTTTCTCATATCCCTAATTGATTCTATTTCCAATCGCCTATCTTCACTGGTATTTATGTTGAATTCTTGTTCGAGAGTGTTTTGGTTGACTTGACTGTTAGCGGGGTCTTCATCATAACTCATTTATTTTTTCTCCATATTTACAAATTTTGATTTATGGTGTAGAATAAGGTTATCTAACCACGGATAATATATATTATATAAAGGGTATATAGTTTTTATTAATAAATCAATAAATCACAGTTTATACTTCTATTTATCAAAAGAGATGTAAATCTAAATGAAGGTGAAAAGGATATGAGTTTACGAATATCGTTGAACCAACCGAAGGTTAAATTATGATATAGAATTTAGTTTTATCATATAAGTCAACGATTCTGATATTTTTGGGTTTAATAAGTTTTTTAACGATTCTGACATAGAGTTTGGAACGTGCATCGGAGGTAATTTTTTCATTATCACTTTTTTCTTTACTTGCAGTAAAGAAGAGGGTATCAATGGAGAGTTTTTTAGATTTCTGTATAATATCAAGTGCATCATTGGTCATAGCGATAACTGTGGCAAAGATTCTGAATGCATCGCCATCATTAGTAAGATCGAAGTTACCAGATATATCTTTATTTTTGATAAAGAAGAAAAGTTCCCACTCATTTTCTTTATCAAGATCAGGGGTAAGAGCGACTTCAATAGTATGCTTAGATGACTTAAATGAACCTCTGAAACCGATACCTTTGTTGTCATGGGGAATTCTTCTCCAATCGAAAGGGTATGGTTTATCAAAGGATTCATTGATATATTTCAGTAATTTCATATATGTATTTATAAAAAGACGTAAGGTGAGAGTTATATGAGTTTATGAATATCGTTGAACCAACCGAATGTTAATAAAAAAGGGTGATACCCTTCTGGGTATCACCCTTGAATTATAGATAACTATACATTTTAAGGCAGATTTTGAACAGCAACCTGAATGTAGTAGTTTTCAGCACCAAAAATGTGTTGATGAATAGCATAACGACTCATCAGACCAACGGTAGGATTAAAGCTATCCTCAAAAACAGCCTTAGAAACAAGAAGCTGAATATAAGGAAGATATATAATACCGGTGTCATACTCACTAGGTCCTTTGTAGCCAATGATGATATCATCAATTGTAGCAAAAGTATCACGATATACAGTCATACGACCATCGAGAGACCCAATCTTTGCTACACCTGTTACTGCGGTATTTACAGCGGCATTTACAGGTTGAATTGTAAAAGACGATGTAGTTTCAAGGGCAGCACACAACGAAGGAGCCGCTACAGTAAAGTTACCAGCACCACGACGAGTATCAACAGCAATGCGGTTTGCTTTACGAATAATCAGGTTGTAGAAATTGCGATATTTTTCTGCTTCCCAACGACCATCAGCAGTAGCATAATTCCAAGCGGTTGATGATGCGTTATTAGCGGAAACCGAACGAATTGTGTTGATAAGTTCACGGTCAATTTCAGCGGTGATTTCGTAAGCAAGAACGTCCATCATTTCTTCTTCGAGATCAAGACCATGCATCGCCTTTAGATCTTGAGCGACTTCAAGACTCCAACGAGAACGCAACTTACGGGTACCCGCTTCAACTTGAGCCTTTTCAACTGTCATGCTAAGTTCTTTGATTTGCTTTCCTGAACCAATACCAAGACCGCGATCACCAGTGCCAGCAGCACCTGTATCTTGAGACAAATGTCCGTCAACAGATGTATTAGCAGCATCTGCAGCACGAGAACCAAGACCCTCGGCGTTAACTGTGGTCATACGTTCTTGATTTTGATTATCACCGGTGTAATAAGGATCAACAGTGTTGTATCCTATTTCCTGACCGGTAGCAGTTCCGGCATATTCTTGATCTGCGCGGAAACGAAGAGCAAACGCAAGACCAACAGGTCCAGTCATGGGCTGAACACCAACGATATCATGAGCGATCAGTTCGGGGAAGGTACGACGAACCATAGGAATCGCAATTTTGTGAAACTCACCACTCGTTTGATAATCAGCATTACCACCATTATAAAAAGTACCACCACCTTCTGGTCCAACTGTAGACGCAGTGGCGCTGGACTCGTTCATTCCTGAACGACCTGTAAGGTATTTTGCTTGGTTTTCAAGCATAACAGCGGTAGCACGTCTTACCTTACGATTATTAATTTTTTGTCCTTCATCGAGGATTTCTCCCCAATTTTTAACAAGATTTTCTACATATGCACTCATTATAAAATTCCTCCTAAATTAATTTAAATTAAAATTTGTTTTCACGAAGCATTTTTTTCCACTGAGACATCATGGAATTGCTTTCGTTCATTTTTTCCTTCACTTCCTCCGAAGCTTCGGTTGTCGATTCTTTTACTTCGGTTGTCTCTATTTTTGTTTCAACTTTCACTTCTTCTTTTATTTCCTCTTTATCATCGGTAGATCTGATAGATTCAAGTACAATTTCAAACTTTTTATCAATATCATCCTTGGATGATCCTTCTAAAATACTCATTACTGATGTTTTTTGGGACTCAGTAAGACCATCACATTTCTTACGCAAATATACGTGCGTTGCAAGATCACGTGCATCCCTTTCAAGTGTAAGTTTTTGACCGGTAAGTTCATTGACATTGTTACGAAGAGTTTCAATTTCAGATTTTGCTTCACTGAGGATAGATTTGACTTCTTGATCAAGCAAACCTTCATCAATAGCAAGACGAACTTTGAATTGGTCAATCAAATCTTCATACAGTTCACCTAAACGAGCATATTTGATAATTTTATCAGGAATAATCATCTCTTCTTCAAGAATACTATCAACAAAATTACTAAACTTTGATGTAACATCCTCTTTGTAATCTTCAAACTTGGTTTCAAACTCTTCGACCAACTTATCCTTTTCTACAATTAATGACTCTTCAATTCTTTTATCGGAAATTTCTTTCGCTTTTGATTCGATAATAGTATTAAGGATATCTTTAATTTCAGATTGTTTGGATTCATCAATCTTTTCTACTTCAAGCATTTCTAGAATTTTTTTTAAATTCATTTGTGGATTCCTCCTTAGAATATTTAATAAAGGTTAATAAACCCTTCTAATCTCTATATATATTTAGTGAAACTGTTAGTCAATAATATCTACAACCATTTTTTCCTTTATTTCCAAGGATTCACATTATCGTGATTTCTATAAGTTCTTTTCAATACAACGAATAGAATCTATAATATACCTAAAATACTCTTCTTTTGCTTGTGATTCAGTGATCTGAGGAACATCTGGTTCAGATTCTTTTTCTTTGGATATTTCCCATGTACGACCTTCAAATATACCATTAACCCATGATGGTCCATTTGATGGGTCAGTAACCAAATCCCATGTCAAAAGATTATAATCTTCGTTTACAGTTCCATCTTCCGATACTGTACCAAGACCTCGCGAAGAAATACCAATCATCCCTTCTTTTACTAATTCTTTCGCAATCTGACCTTGTGGTGTGTTGAGTATTTTAGCTTTACCATATAAATGTTTACCTTCCCATTCCAAAGATTCCACTCTAATGGCAATTTTGTCGGGGTTGATTTCGGGATTAGGTGGGTGACCAAGCTCCCCCCATAAACACTTTTTCTCTATTTTACCTAAGATTTTATCAACCTCACGCTTCATTGTATCCTCTTCATAAACACGACCATTATTGTTACGATCACCAAATGAAGAAAATATACCGGTTACATATAAGTTTTTATCTTTACCTTCATTTATTTGAAGGTCATGGTTGTATTCTGTAATCAGAAAACCCTTTTTCATATTATTTACTCCTTATTCATCGGAGTCACTATCAGCTTTGGTAGTATCAACTCCGGTCTTTGGATCCAAATCATTTTGTAGTTCTAATTTATCTTTAAAATAATCACTAACAGCGCCCTTGATTTCTGCTTTAATGATATCCTTGGCACTAATAAAGTCATCATTTTCAAAATCGTCCATTGCTTTTTTGATATTTTTGTTGTCTATTGGCATAACATATTCTCCTTTTTTATGTATTCACATATTCTAAAATCCAAATCCGCCACCCGATTCATCATCACTTGGCATCAATTCTTTATCTCTCTTAAAACCTGCAGCATTTGCATCTATTTCAACATCAGTCCATTTTAAATATCTCTTCATTAAATAGTATTTAGAGAATTCTTCATTATTTGCTAACTGATTATAGTTATTAAAATTAGTTTCCTGTAAGCCCTGTCTCATATGATCACGATATTGGTTAGGTGAGGTCATAGTAACTCTTATTTTATCCTCACTTACATCATATTGTTTCTTTAGACCTTTTAAATCCAAGTGTATTAAAAATAGATTAAGAAATTCATTACAAAATCTCATCTGTTGTCTTTCAAGGAATTTAGCCCACTTAATTTCGTCGCGAGTTATTTCCCCCATTTGACCGTTATTAAAAAGTATGTCTGATTCTGCACGTTCCTGTAATGAACTTACACGCGAAGCTGGATATTTTAATGATTTATACATTTTTCTTTGAAAGTAATACAAATCATCTAACTCAGCAAAACCGCTAGGGTTTCCCCCAACAGAATCAACACTTGAACCGCGACCATCAGCTGATTGGGGTAAGAAAAAATTTTCAAGAATCGAAAACACTTCTGGTTCATTTGTTAATTTACCAGTACCAGCATCATATGTTTGTTTTTTCTGAAATTTTTGCTTCATCTTCTCTACATATTTCATAGCCTTATCTTTAGGCATATTACCCGTATCAATTGAAAATACGAATCTCTCAGGGGCACGAATTAAACGATATATAACAACAGAGGTTTCAAGAAGTCTTAAATTGTTATATGGTTGTTTGGCTTTTTCGAGATAACCAAGAAACTCGCGTTTAGTCTCGCCTTGATATCCATAATGTACCAATGATACTTGATCTGGATAAAATACAATAATATTAGGATCTTTAATTGCATCTTCAACTGTAGGTGGTTGTTGCCTTGGTTTGAGTGACAAATACTGATAATAGGCAACAATTTCCCCTGTAACCGGATCATATACAAAATCCATTGTTTCCGAAGGCAATCTTTTTATTCCTATAATTCCCTGTTTAGGTCGATTTTTATTAATCAAATGTTCAAAATAAACCTTACCGTCAACAAAATAGTTATACATCAGGTTCCACATTTCCCATTTAATTTTCATCTTCTTGTAAAACAAATCGTTGAATTCTTTCTGCAAATTTGTTACAATGTTTTTATTAGAAGCAAAATCTTCGTCGATGACCTCTAATCTAACGGTACGCCCTTCGTAGTCTTCTTGAGTAGATTCCATGGCGGCATCTTCTATAACATCAGCAATCTCTGGATATTGTGACATTTCACGATAATATTTAAGACGCTCCAACTCATTTTGAAAGGTTTTGTTTATATATGTACGATAAAAGCTATTAAATCCCAAGGCATTGTAATTACCTTGTAGGATAAAATCCATATCCTCAAGACCTTCACCAGATTTTGCCTTTTTTGTTGAGGCTCTCTCTCGTCTAGGCTTGAATGCATCCAACTGCTCATCAATTCTTTCTATAGGAGTATCTTTATTTTTTAGTTTAGCCAGCCATCCCATTTTTTACTCCAATACATTTTATTTTATAATACATGTTACTAACTTTTCTTCATCAACGAGATTACTTTCTAAAGCTATACCAATTTTATAGAGAAGTTCTAATTTATGTCCTTTACGAGCTAACCCATTTCCAGCGGAAACGATAAAATCACCCTTTGAAATTGATCCAATTATCCTCACAGGAACTTTACCTGTTAATGCTATAGGTAAACCTTCACTTGAAGAGTTCATTAAATATGCAGGATTATCTGATACTATACCAACAACGGATGTTGATAATTCAAACTGACATTCAACTACCTCGTCATCTGAATTAAAATCAACTTCCATAACAGTGCCCGTAGGGATAGATTCATCACATGTATATTTTTCGGCTAAGTCAGCATATTGAGCAGCAGTTGCAGTTAAGTGTCCGATATTGGCAAATATATCACCAGAAGAATCTCGTTTCACAACCTGATTGGCCCCTTGTGCATTATTATAAAATACACCTGAATTAGCAACATTACAGATAGTTGAACCTGAAGGTATGACATAAGAACCTGATTGTGTAGGGTCAAATACAACCTTACCAATCCATTGATCCGCGTCTAACACACCAGTATTTGATGTTGATAAAAATTTCAAATTTGATGCGTCTACTGTATAATAATTATTATTAAGGATTTGGGATGTTATGACTTCAACCCAATTTCCTGCTCTTCTCCCCCCTATATATATTCTATCATTACCCGAAACACTATCATTGAGATAAACTAAATCTCTGCGGTGAATTTCACCGTCATAAATAGGTAATAGATCCACATACTCCTTTAATTTAAAATAACCCTGTACGTCTATTCCGTAAAATTTCATATCCTTTCTCCAATAATTTATTCCCTTCTATCTCTAATCTGTGTTACTCTTCCCCGAAAGGTTAGGTAGAGAAACCTGAACTTAATCAGTCAGTCATTAGAGTTTGTTGTTATTTATATATTTTAAATTACTCATAAATATCATATTTTATTATTGAACAGATATTACCTTCCATCCATAATCCACACCTGTCCAAACCAATTGAGTTGTTGAATTAATAATATCAAATTCCCATGCCTGACTTAATCCATTTATTGTTGTAACATTAGATATAACATTTTTTGTACCGGCAACAGCAAAATCACCTTTCATGTCCGTAACAGTGACGGTAGTTCCAACCTCTGTAGTCAAAGTAGGAAGAGTCATAGTAATAAAACCACCCGTTCTCAGATTGCTATCAACCATATATTTTTTGTTAGGAAGTGCAGTAAAATCATCCGCTGTTGTAGAATCAGCGGTTGCTGTAATAACAACCCAAGGTTCTCTAACACTAATAGAATCAGTCCAAGAAGGTAACCCCGAACTAAGATTTAATACCTGACCATCAACCGTCTTCGCAAGTGATGATATAGTATCATTAGCACTTGCGTATATAATGTCACCCGAGACAACAGTAGATAACCCCGTACCTCCACTCGTGACAGGCAATGTACCAGAGACATGTAAAGTTAAATCAACCTTGCCATATGAAGGGATTGCACCCTCCCCACCTGATATCAACACGCTACCTACATCAACATCTGGTAGTACGGTTAATGTTGTTGTTGTGTCAGCATAAATAATATCACCAACAGTATATGATGTTTGTCCCGTACCTCCGTAAGTAGCGCCGATAGCAGTAGCATTCCATGTACCAGATATAACATTACCCGCAACACTTAAACCACCATCCATTGTTACATAATTAGTGACACCAGTTTGTATTCGTAGATCAGAAGGCTCATCATACGTAAGATTAATGTAACCATAACCACCTTCTCCACCAGTACCTATATAATCTATAATCATTGATGTTGCATTATTATCACCTTTAAGTATGATATCAGTAGTAACATCTAAGCTATTAGCTGCAACATTACCTGATCCGTCAACAGTAAATAGAGAATCTCCTGTTAAAGTGTATATACAATCAATAAATACATCACCCCACATATCACTATTATTATATATTGTTAAAAATGATCCACCCGAACTTGTAGGGGTATTATTTAATTCTAATACGCCATTATCCGTATGTTGAGTTATAGAAAAAGCCTGTTGATCCTCATAGTTATTAAAGATCATGCGACCACTCGACTCAATACTTAAGATGACATTTTCACTGACAGATACAGGTTCTTTTATCTCCAACAGGTTCCTAGCCTGATTTTGTAAACCCCTTAAAGAGAATTCCGGTAAACTACTATCAACAACAACGGGTTTGATAGTAAGACCACCAAAGTTTGTTCTGGTTCTAGTAGTTAAACCCTGATCCAATGTACCAACATACCCCCATTGAGTGGATGATATTGTGGTTGAATCAATGTTATTTAATTGGGTTAATTCAGATTCAGTTAGAGTGTCAACACCTTTATCAAGTATAGTTGTGACTTGTGTTTGTACGCTAGATATATCAGCATCCAATGTTGATTTGAGATTATTAATATCTGTTTGTGTTGTGACGGGAGTATTGTTAATGTGGACTCCGTGTTCATTCGCCACAAACAATCCATTATTAACATTAATACCTTTTTTTACTTTAAAATCTATGTTTGACATAGCTTCCAAACCTCCACTATGAGTTTTATTATATTATCTATAAAAAGAATAATTTATGATCTATTTTTATGGTTTGTTTGTCACAACCCAATTATCGTCGGCACTGAAATATGTAATATCAAGAAAATCATTATCAGATACAAGGTCAAGGAAATCATCAGCTACACCCATCAAAAGAACCCCTGCCCCCACATTTATAGTGAACTTATTTGTTGAAAAGTTACTTTTAACATCAACAAATTTAACAGTCGTTCCGTTTTCGGGTGTAAGAGGTAATACCAAACCAAATGCTCCGCCTGTTGTATCAACAAAAACTTTCTGAAATGGTACGATACTTGTACCATCATCCGCAAATGTTTTTGTGACCCACCCTCCTACAGACTTCATTTCAACGGATTCGATACCGTCCTCGATATTATTTAAAGTGACAGCGTTGATTGGTGTACCACCACCAGGACCATCCACCCATGTTGTTTTTGTGTAAGACATTTATTGTTCCTCCTGTATTAACTATTGTTCGGATACAAGTAAGGACCGGGGAAAAGACCATCTCCAGGTCCATCAAATCCATCACGTTGTATATTTGAAATATTTATAAAAACTTCTTTGGTTAATGACCAACTTCCGTTAAAATTAGCAGGAAAGGTTAGATTAATATCTATAACCGTTGGATAATAGTCCACGATTGTTGTATAAACAGCATCTAATGTTATATCAACACCCCCTATAACCAAATCAAACCCTGATACTATAGTGTCCAAACTATCATGTGTTACTGTAAATCGACCTTGATATATAGAGTTTGTATAAAAATCTTCTATCAAAATGTCATATTTAATCATCCTATACATACTCGCATCAAGCGAGTCAATAGTCACGGTACCTGACGTTTGGTTATTTGTAACAACCTTCGGGTACGTCTTAAAATTACTCAGGTATAACATATATTATCTCCTACTCTTTATTTATAAAATTATCCATCCCTGAACATTACCAGACCACACTAATTCAAGGGTATCACCTGTGACATTAAGAATTATATCTTGTACAGATCCCATAATGTTGTTACCATTTGATCCTAGTGTTACCGGGTTAGAAAACCAAACACCATCAAGGTCTTTTAATGTCACAATTTGCCCGACCTCTGACGGTGATGCAGGTAATGTTAACGTGGAAACTGAATCATCAACAATATATTTACGACCAAGAATCAACTCCATTGCATCAGTCGCTGTTTCCCATAAAAGGGCGACAAACATTTGTTGTGATGAATCCCATGTCGCAATACCAGTATCAAGAGGTACATCCTCTCTTGTCGCAACAGCTTGTGTTTGATCACCATATATAACTGATACTATAGTTGATGATGCTCCTACACTTGCACTATCAATAGTGTTTCCGTTTACAAAATCAGCTGTATTGGCTGTTTTATTAATATCAAGAATATCACCTGTAATTAATATTACAGTACCAGAAGCACCTGTGGTTATATCTGTTACCAATTCACCAACTTGGAATAAAGCCCCTTCACCCGGCGAAACTTCTATTGATAAGAACCCGGCACCAACACGGAAAGTGTCATCAGTTTCACGGAACATAAATCTATAATTATCTTCTGTTCCACGATTAACTTCAAATCCTGATACCAGTGATGTAGATGGAATACCAGTTTGACCATTATTTAAGATGATCATATTATCTTGTAAAGTTATAGTTTCGGTGTTAATTATTGTCTGAGTTCCCTGAACAATAAGATCACCAATAACATCTAAATTACCGGTAACTGTTGTATTACCATCAACATAAAGATCATCATTTAGTGTTGAGATACCATTAACACTTAGTGATGTACCAACAGCTAAATAATCAGCAAGCTCCATTGCAACACCATGTGTCACCATGTTGAGAAGATCACCATCAAGAGTTCCTGTAACATTACCAATGACATTTCCGATTAATTGACCATGAAAACTTATATGTGCCGTAATATCACCGGCTTCTATATTACCACCTATGAATACATTTTTCGCTATACCCACACCACCATCAACAACCAACGCACCTGTAGCAACATCTACTGATTGTGTTGTATTTGTTATGGTTGTGATGCCAGATATATCAAGTGTTCCACCAATAGTTGTATTACTTACAACATCAAGTGTTCCACCAATAGTTGTATTACTTACAACATCAAGTGTTCCAATGATATCAGTGTTACCATCAACCCATAAATTATTCTGGGTCGCAATACCACCGATAACAATAACGTCTCCTGTGTTGTTATTAGTTGTTGTGTTACCACCTTCAACTAATACTCTGTTAACATAAAAATCTCTCCAAGCTTCTCCAACACCACCAATATCTAACGTATTTGTACCGCTTGGTATAATATTACTATTAACCTTGGAAGTTATGTTAAGAAGTTGAGTATTATTTAATCCGATGGTTGAGACAGGACTTTCAATATTAAGTGTGTTATAGCCTACCACTTTAAAATTGTCACCAGAATACAACCACAAATCTCCAACTGTACTTGTGATGTTAAGTTGATTATCTGCGGTTATACTGTAAGTATCACCCGATGTTATAGTAGTTGACCCTATAGAACCTATAACCATAGTTCCAGTGCTGTCAAAAGTTACATCTCCACCATTTATATCGAGATTAGTTGTACCTGTTAGTGTAAGGGTTGTGTCTGTATCAATACCAATCACATCGTTACTGTCTATATCAAACGAATTGTTAACGAATGTAACAGAACCATCAGTGTTAAGTGAAAATGCGTCACCCGGAGCGCCAGTTATATCTATGTCAATGTAATTGTTTATATCAACAGAACCGTCAACTCTTAACGTGCTGTGAAGATATGTAGAACCAATGACATCGAGAGTTTCGCCTATAGTGACGTAACCGCCTATGTTGGCATTTTCTTCAACACCAAGACCTCCGTGTGTAAGAACCAAAGCCCCTGTATTTTTATCAAATGATGATGCTGTACTTGTAATTTCAGCCTGAACTATCGTGGCATAAGGGACACTGAATGCACCTGAGAGTATGAATGAACCAAGAACGTGTGCAGTTCCTCCAATCCATATATCTTTTTCCAGTGAAATACCACCAGCAACCCTAAGAGCGCCTGTATATTGATCCACTGAGTTTGATACACTCGTAACACTAACACCTGTTGTCTTTGTTAGATTACCTACAAAAACTGCATCAGTACCATCAGACCCGTTATCTAATATAACAACACCGTTACCAGACCTTATATCACCGGTTACGTTGCCTGTATACTCAGCATCATTTCCATTACCGCCACTGTTAAAAATGAAAACATCATCAGAATTTAAAATATTACCCTTGATATTACCGTCAAGTTGTGGTGTTATAATAATATCAGATGTTAACGTCCCACCAACATTAATATCACCTGTTGTTGTTATATTAACAGCATTTGTTGTTATAGCAATCAAATCACCAGTTAAATCGCCAATAACAGTACCTATGATGCTTGTAGAAATAATTGTCCCTGATGTTATTGTTCCGGTATATACATTAGCCCATCTATGGGTATTGTCACCTAATGTATAGGTGTTTGTAACATTCGGTATAATATTTGATGTGATATTACCAGTAACATTCAGTGAAGTTGCCGTAATACCCCCTGTTACATTACCTATTACATTACTTGTTAATAAAGAATCAGAACCATCAATAAGATCACCGTTACTAAAGATTGTCGTCCCATCAGGAGAAATTATATCACCCTGAAAAGTTGCATCGGTTCCGTCAACCCCGTTATCAAGAACGATATCACCATTCCCAGATTGAACGTCACCCATGATATCACCGGACAGTAAGCTAAACGCTAAGGTATCAACAGTTATTTGATTCGCGTTTACGCTTGACCATCTATGAGTAGGAGACCCTAAATTGTATGTATCATCAGTGACAGGTATGATATCTGAGTTGAAATTAGCAAAGTCTAGATTATTCGCTAAAACGTCACCTGTTACAGTAACACCCCCACCAACCATAACACTTTCTGATACTGTTAAATTTTTTCCGATACTAACTCCACCGACAACATCAAACGCATTAGCTGATCCCACTCCGTTAACCAGATCCCATCCAGAAGTCACCTGAGTCGTATCACCCTCAATATTACCATTGAAATTTCCTGTCAAAGTGTTTGCTGTAACCATATCAGCATCAACGTCACCTGTTAAATTTCCTATAAATGATCCTGTCAGAGTTGCGCCGCTAATCGAAGATACGTTTAATGTTCCAATTGTGGCAACGGTCGATTCTATATTAACAGCACCTAATATTCTACTAATATGTAAATCACCCCAAGAATTAACAGCTGAACCCAAGTTAAAAGGACTTGAAGGGATGAAACTTGAATTAACAGATGAGGTTGAGAGTGAACCTGTTGTTACACTAACAGCATCTATGTCACTAACCGACATATCATGGGCAGTTGTCATAGCCGCAACAAGATTACCTGTAACATCTCCGGTAACAGGTCCTATATGTGTTCCTGTGGTGTCA